GCATAATAACCTTCATTCGTCTAACGACACTATGGCTCCTCGTGCGGCCATCAAAAATAACACACCATCGAGCATGACCCGCTCTAAGCGGTCGAACAATCGGGCGAACGAATCCACTACTGCACCCACTACATCGGTTGGTGCCATACCTGGACGTTCTCAGGCCACCGTTTCTCAAGCGGTGGTAGTACAGCCCACGGTGACACCATCACCCACAGCCCGGCCCAAATGGGTCGTTGCTGTTCGCCCTTATTTGGTTGAGCGCCAGATAAAGGAACTTGAGAGTAGCTTCCCCGCATTAGCTGTGTCCTCGGGCAACGAACCGAGCACGCACCCGATGCTGGCAGCTGAGCGTGACTTATGTTGTGCAATTGCTTTGAGCAAATGTGTTGGCCGCGTCAAACATGCAGGTGGTTCTTCGGGACAAATGCGTGCTGGCCATCACACTTGCATGCCATTGCTTGAGCCGCGTGATGAGATGCGCATTGCCACACTTTCCCGTGTAGTTAAGTGGCAAGCCAATGACTCATCACCTGTGTCGAACAACTCCCAAGGCGGTTCCTGCTCCAAGGTGGAGAGGCGCAAGACTTGGTGTGGATGTTTGATACAATCTTGCATTTGCAGGTTTAGGCAACGCACAACACTAATGGTCCACGCTGGTTATGATTTGACTCCCTTGGAGCTGTATGATTTGTGCAACGATGGTCGCACTGTCATCGCGGTCTGGCATCTTTTTGACGATGATGCCGGTGTCACCCCCTGTGGTGGCGCAAGGTGGGAGAAGAATTATGAACCAGGTGGAACCACGCTTAGCTTCCAGTTTTGCGCTGGGGGAGCCGTGTATACCCAACCCGAAAAATCATGGGTAGTTGATGGGAGATGTGGCATTGAGGTCGGCCGGAATTTGTGTCTCGTTTGGGAGATAATTTTTCGTGGGCCAACGTGTATTGTAGTGCAATTTGGTCAGGGACCCTGCTCCGGAGCTCAATTGCTCCCAAGCAAAATTGGTTCACTGAAAGAGAAGATCAGTGAATTCCAGAGGAATCCTAGTTGCCTGGGTGGTGGGACAGCCCAACCCCATTGGCAGCTAACGTCCATCCCTCCACCTTTGCACGCACTACTGCCAAAGCGCTATCATCACACTGTCAACGCTGCTTGGGTTCCTAGCGAATTGCTAAATGAAATTGATGAGCTCACGCTTGGGAAAGAGCGTTCGAGCGACTTATTTTCAGCCTGCAACATACTAGGAGCCAAGGTTTTGGAGAAACTTCAGGTTAATGTCGAAGATAGATCGAGCATTTTGCGTGTTTGCGTCGCATTGCAGTTTGGGCGCAATCAGGGTAGTGACGCCATTGTGCGTGATCATGTTGGGAGCGTGGTGTGCGAGGCAGCTGTGATCGACAGTGCCTCGACCGCCGCGTGGTTCACATGGGATACCTTCCTTAGGATGGGTGTTGCTACCACCAACGTGTTTGGCGAGCCGGTTCTTCGTGCCGGCGTCGCATTTCGATCGACTCTTGCGAGGACGCCAGTGTGGTCTTTTTGGGGCAGTCTTGTTAACAGCCCCAAGGTGAAGATTGCCCTCTGGACAGGTTTCGTGCTTTGTTGTTGGGAGCTTTTCAGGCGTTCAACAACACCAGCATCATTCGGTTTCCGCCATCCCTGGATGGTGGTTTTCGTTTGTCCTGTCATCGAGGAAATACTCAAACGCCGTGCCCCGGTCCAGTATTGGCTGGCAGGTGCACTCATCTCGGCTTTTGAATGTTTTCTTTACCCTAGGCCTGACTGGATCGTCAATGCCCTTTTGCATGCCTATGTGTTTGATTTGGAGTGGCATTGGGCCATCATCATGCACAGTTTTTATAACGGGTATTGCATCGGGCGTTGGGACATTTTCCTGTGGTGTTCTTGTATGGTGCTGCTATACAAGTTGGCTGTTGATAGTCGTATGAGCAAACCACACATCAGCATTACGGTGGGATTGTCCCCAATGCTTTTAGTTGTCGCGGGTTTGTTATCTAACATACCTGCTTGGTTGACCATTACTTTGATAGATGAACATCTTTGTTTGTCGCCGCCCATGCCACCTCTTATGATAACCGGCAAGCTTTATCCCCATCCCCTCTCTTATAGTCGCGAAAGGAGGGCTTTGCGGATATTGGTTGCTATGTTCTCTAGAGATTGGTTTGCCGTTTGTCTATCTTTGTTTTTGATGGTGCCATATTTGGTTTACTCATACGACTCGTCAATTGTGGATCGCACATTGACATACGTTGAAAAGGTTCGGGGGGATGCAATTCGTGGATACATGCATCTCCGTGCGAGTGGCTTGCGAAAGGTCCTTGTTGGGGTTGTTGACACTCAATCACGTTGCGTGCGTGATGAGTGGCGCGATCAAGATCTCCCACCAATGCGGCCTGATGCGTACATCAAGGTTGGGCGTCAGAAATGTAAGCCCAGCCTTGGTTGTCAGTTGATTGGCGTTGGGGTGGCTTCTGCCATACCCGTGGTCATGCGCGGATGCACATGCAACATGGTGGTTGCATTGCGCACGCGTGTTTTGGCCATGACTGCTAGAGCTGGTGAGCATGGTGATGCCATCAGCGCTAAGTGGTCAGCCGTCGATTGGCATTCACGCGTTGGCATGCTGCGTGCGCACATCCTTGAGCCTTTATTGAACGGATGTAGGAGGATAGACCATCCACTGCATGTTCCTCCACTACCTAACGCATCCGGTGGGAAGCGTAGGTTGGCCCCCCTGCCATTTGAAACGTGGTTGGCGGGGTACACTGAAGGCGAGAAGACTCGCTTCAGGGTGGTTAGGAGTATTTTGGATCGTCGGCCGTTGCGTAAGAATGATATGGTGTTGAAGTCATTTGTCAAAACAGATGAACGTATGATACACTACACAACGGCCATGGCGCATGGCAAGCGTAAACCTAAGCCCCGAGCGATACAGGGTCGCACGGATCTTGCTAAGGTTGCCATGGGGCCATTTATGTCCTCCTATGGAAAACGACTCGCAACCGTTTTGCATTGTTGTGATGCCACTTTGCCTGTCGCCACCGCTATGGGACGCACTGCGGAGGAGATGGGTGTGTGGATGGCCAATTCTATTAGCCACTGTGGACCTGAGTGTGTCGTCGTCGATGCCGATGTTGTTATGTGGGACGCGAACACTTGTATTGAGGCCTTACGCCTGCTAGAGCATGATTATCATGCTCTTTGCGCTGACGCTGACGTTATGAAGATTGTCACATCACGTGATGAGAACGTTGGTCGAACGCGGGTTGGTGTTGGTTTTGGGTGGGGGCCTGGGTCGGTACGATCGGGTGACGGGGACACTAGTGCAGGAAACAACCGCATACACGCTACGCTGTTGTTGTCGGTGTTCTCAAATCTCGGCATACTTGATCAAGTTCGGGCTTTAATAGCTGGTGACGATCTTGTTGTGGTGTTTACACAATGGGCTTGGCAACGAGTCCGGCGTGCTGGTGGGCTGGTGTTTCTTTATGAGGAATTTGGTTACACACTTGAGCTCAACACCCATGGGTCGTCATATTGGCGTGCCAATTTTTGTTCGGGGCGATTTTATCCCACCGCCACCGGTATCAAATTTGGGCCGCTACCCGGCAGAATTTTAGCCAAGACTTTTTGGTCAAACACCCCCTTTTCCCGCGATAGTAAGCGCGATGCACACGTGCGTGGTATGTGTTTGGGATTGGAGAATATCTGTTCCCACATACCTATCCTGCGCGTTGTCATTCGTCGCATGCTAGATCTAATCAATAGGTCAGGCGATGTAGCGGTTTCTTTTAATCGTTACACGGCATTCGCGGCGAAGTCTTGCGACATAGCTGGCCCAGACATGCCAGCTGTCTTTCTGGATCTTTACGGCCTCGGTCCAGATGAGGTAGCATCATTAGAGAAGTGGATTTTCAACAGCATTCAAATCCCATGTTTGCTGTCTCATCCGTTACTCGACATCATAGTTGCCAAAGACACGCAATAAACTGTTAGACGGATTTATCCTGTCGAAAATACGAAACTCTACATCTAGACGATCAACGCTTCACTACACGAGGCGATTGCGGCATTGCGAACTGCTGGTAG